ACTGCGAAGCGTCGATGAACCGCGAGTCCTGTAGCAGCAGCGCGTGGAACTCAGGCGCGACGATCAGGAAGCGACCATTGGTCGGGATCTTCGCCTTGTCCAGCTTGACCTTCAGCGCGAGGACGATCTTGTACGCAGCATCGGCGGTCGCAGCGTCGCCAGCCACGATGACGTTGCCGGCGTTCGCGGCCATCAGCGCAGCCAGGAAGACGTCAGCCACATCGGACAGGCCGTAAGCCGAGTCAGACGCAGCCTTGGTCAGAAGCTGCCCGCCGGCGCGAACCTGACGCTTGTCCACGTCGTCGACCTCGAACGCGAAGTACTTGCTCTGATCGATGAGCAGCGTCTGATCCGTCGTGGTCAGCGTCTGCGGGTCGATCGAAGTGGAGTTCTTCACGTACGTGCTGATGGTCGGCGCAGCCAGCGAGCCAATGTGGACCGTGTCGCCGAACTGGCTGATCTCGCCCTCGTAGTTCCGGTTGATGACGCCCGGCTGGCCGAAGATCTGAGCCTTGCGCAGGGCGACGAAGAGATCCGCTGCCCAAACCTCTGGAATGAACGTATCAACGGCCATTGCCGCTCCTTATTACGTAGTGTGACCGAGCAGGGTCTTCAGTCGCCCTTCGGCCCTTGCCTTCGCGATCCACTCAGGCGACTTGCCCTTGAGGTCTTCGCGGGTGAGCTGCGACGGACCGGCTTCACGGCCAGCGGCGCCACCATCGGCTGTGCCCTCGAAGCGCGGAGCGCTCTTGGCAGCGAGATGTGGCTTGCGGGTCAGCAGGTCTTCGATCGCAGAGGAGATTTCGGCGGTATCGACTTCGCCGTTTTCGTCAACCTTGAAGCTCCGCGCCTTGTCCTTCAGATAGACCAGCGCGTCATCGGGATCGGCGAACTTGCCCGCTGCGGCTGCCTTAATCTCAGCGCGCACGATCCTGGCGTTCAGCTTCCGATCGGCTTCGCTGGGCTGCGCGGGAGTCACAGGCTCAGCCGCTGGCGCCGGATCCGTTGGGTTGCGCAGTGCTTCTAGCTCAGCTTCCAGCGCCTTGCGCCTGTCGCGCTCTGCGTTGCGCTCAGCCTTCATCGCGTCCAGCGCCCGCTTGCCAGCGTCACCCAGCGCATCGGATCCCGGCGGGTTGTCATCCGCTGGTGCGGGAGTCACAGGCGTAACCGGCGGAACCTCAGGCGCAGCCTCAGGCGTGACGGGGTTTTCGGGCATGACGAAGTCCTCTCAGCGCGTTGCGCGCGAAAGTCATGGGGTTGCTAGGCATTGCGCCTAGCTGCGGAGATAGCCGTTTTTGTAAAGCAGGCGAATTGCGTGCTCTCTCGACTCGGCTTGTCGGTAGATCTCTTCGGGCATCAGTCGCGGGGGCCGGCGCTTGCTCTTTCTGCCTGTCCCGGAATACGTGGCCTTGACCGTTCGGCCGAACATTTCGACTTCAGTCATGTGCTTGCGCGCATTCACCACGCTGCTGATGCTTGCCCCGTCCTCGATGGCTTTCGCGCCGTCCTCGCCGAAGGTCTTCCGACGTTGCGCCGGCGACATTTGCTCGAAGAGGCCATATTCATCAAGAGGCTTGGGGCGGTGCTTCCTCGTAACGGGCTCCATCGTGCAGTCGCAGCGAGGATGCCGCAGGAAGCCAGAGCTAACGCCATACTCGGCGCCAGCGAGAATGATGCAGCGAGCACACGCGGGCATTTCCACCACGCGTATGTAGGACGTGACAGCCAGATTCCCCACCATTGCGGCTTGGTCGGCTTGACGTCCCGTATCGCTGACTACCGTACGAACCACCAGGTCAAGGAACGCAGCACCACGGGCCATTGCGGCACGCGGGCTGAAGCCCTTTCGCTGTGATGTGATTGCAGTCGGTGCGCTTCGCGCCAGCAGGCCAGTTAGATCCCTGCCGTCTGGCGTTTGAGAAGCGAATTGCTCGGGGTCGATCTGAGGGGCATCCGCCGACTCAGGGCCGAGCAATTCGCGCATGAATGTGTGAGTGCCTTCGGCAGCGTGCAACTGGCCAGCCTGCACGTAGGCAGTGACCTTCGGCAGCAGCTTCGCCCAATCGCGGGCGACAGAGTCAGGCCGGACCTTGGACCACTCAGCAAGAACGGCTCGGGCAGTGGCCTGCGCCAACGCCTCGCGTGCTTCCTGGTGCTTACGGGCTCGCAGGCTCCATGCCATTTGCGGCGCCCTCCTGCGGACTACGGGCCATCAGCGCTGTCATGGCTCCCATGGGGTCAGCTTCTAGCTCGCGGTCACGCATCTTCAGCAGGTCGACGACTTCCGTAGGTGTGAGCCCGTAGCGCAACGCCAGGAACTCAAAAGGAAATCCGATCTGCTTCAGCTTCAGCAGCGCGTCAGCCATCTGCGCGTGCGAGCGCGACTCAGCGTCAGCCCACAGGACTCGCCCGCTGGCTATGCTCCGGGCCTTCGCGTCATCACCCTGGGCCAGCGCGATAAGCCGGAACATCTCGCGCAGCGCCTGACCGAACCAAATCTGCTTTTCCTCGCAGCGCTTGACGAGACCCGTTTCAGCGGCCAGCAGCGCATCACCGCTGAGGTTCGCCATTTTGCCGATCAAGTAATGCTGCGGCGTGCGAGTCTGCGCGGCGATATGGCCAACGGCGACCTCAATGACCTTCGTATACGCTTCGAGATTTGCCGCTGTCCACTCGTCCGTCTTGACGTTGTCGCCTGTGAAGAACATGACTCGGTCGACAGCGAAGCGTTCGAGGTCAACCGGCTTGGACCCAACGATCTGGCCGGCTTCATCGAGAATCGGAATCTCGGGAACCTCAGCGCCGGTAACGATCCGCTGTGGGAACGACGCGTAATCCATGGCCGTGAACAGCTGCGCCCACGTGAGATTCACAGCGTTCTGCATGGCGATCACGCCGGTTACATCGCTGATTGGCTCTTCGGCCAACTGCGGCCGGTTGGGCAGTTCGACCATGGGCACCACGCCCAGCGGATTGCGCTGTGGGTTGGGCTCACTCTCAATATGGCGAGGCTCCCAGGTCGACGTCTCCTCCTCAGCCTGTTGCAGCTGCGGAGACCGTTCGCCGGGGCCAAGTAGCGCGCGCTCGAACTTCCAGACTTCCTCTGGCAGGTACAGCGTGGCGAAGCTCTTGCCGCCATCATCCCAGCGCTTCAACGCTGCGCGGCGCCGGCGACGGGAGCCGGGCACGTACAGGATCACGCACTGGGAGGCATCCTCAAAGGTTACTTCCGGCGTGTCCGGGTTTTCGGGGTTGCCCCACACCAGCACGAAGCTGCGCGCGGAATTGACAGCGCCCAGGAACCCAAGCTGCGAGTCAGCGTCGAGACTGTTCTCTTGCCAGACCCGCCACGACTCAGCGTCCGCCTCAGTGGTGCCGCTGGGCTGGACGCCCGTAACCGTGAGTCGTTCAACCGGAGAATCGCTGACGACCTGAACCCAGTTGTCGGCGAAATTGCGGTATCGCCCGCCGTGGAACTTCTGGAATTGCTCGCTGGCAAAAGTCAGCGGCTGGCACCCCTTGTAATAGTCTGACGTCAGCCGAATGGCAGGGCGCCGGCGCATCAGCTCGTTTTCCAGCAGATCGACCAGCGTAAGAGCTTGCTCGATGGTGGCCATAGCCCTCCTTTCAGGCAGACATGTACAGGGGCTTTTTGCGCATCAGGCCTGCGGCAACTGCGTCACAGCGCGCTTCGTGTGTGAGCACGCTGACTACAGCGAGGTCGATCTTGCGCTTGTGCTCTGGCTTCGCGAGGACATAACGGTCACTTGGCCTCGCCGCCATGCGCGCATTGAACATGTGGCGCTCAGTGATTGAGCAACCGTCGTGCGTGAACCCGCTGTCTTGCTTGATGACATCCGTCTTGAGGCGCTCAGCGGCGGCATGCATTTGGATAATCCGGCGCGTATGCCACTGGATAACCCGACGTTCGCCGTACCGCTCGGCCCACTGGTCGACCTCTGTGGACCAGTACGGCGGGTCGCAATACATCAGCTTTACGTCGTACTTGGCGAACAGCTCAGCAACAGCGGCATCGACTTCGAGCCGAGGGACCTGACCGCCCCATTCAGCGGGATCCCACACAGCCGGGCGCCCTGACGGGCCGTATGTTGGCGTGAACTGGAAACCGTCCATGGTTTCGGCGCGAATGCCGGTCCAGTCGTCGCTGTCGCTGCCGTCGAATCCGAGGACAATCGGGACCTTCATCAGCTTGTACGTGGAAGGCTTCGGAATCTCTCGGTCGCTTACGCGCGAGAGCCACTGGGCGGATTCCATCCAAGCGCCATGGCCGGCCATGATCCGGTTGCCGAAGAAGCGCTCTGCCTGGCCAGGGTCGGCTTCCAGTAGCTCAGCGGCCTCAGCCTCGATGGCGTCAAGGTCGATGTGCGGGCAGTCAGCGTAAACGGCCTTGTGAATCTTTCGGCGCTCGGCCTTGTTGCGGTAGCTCAGCGTAGGCGGTGCCTGCGGGAAGTACCTGTAGACGTCCTCTGCTTTGCTCTCCAGTGTGCGCTGAGCGGTCGAATACTCCGAAGGGTCGAAGGCGTTCGTCGTCTCCATGCTTCGCCCGGACATACCGGCCAGACCTCGACGCATGGTTTCCGCAACCTTAATCATCTTGTTGGTTGCGTTGTACGTGCCTGTCTCGTCCTGGATCGCGAAGGTGATCGGGTTACCCAGGCGCGATTGCGCGGAGCTTGTGACCACGTCAATGCGGCCCTCTTCGCCGACCTTGACGAATCCCTCCAGCGGCTTCATCAGCGCGCTCAGCGGACCGTGCTTGATCATGGCTTTCAGCGGCCGATAGACGTTCGCAACTTGATCTTCGCTGGTAGCCAAGAGCTGAATCAGCGGAGTCGGCTGAGGGACGGCCATGGGCTCGCCAACGTTATACGTATAACTGAAGTCGCAAGGGCAACCCCAGTCGGTACAGCGATAGACCTGACTCGCGTCAGCGGCGAATCCGGCGAATACCGTGGGGCCGGCGGCCTCAGCCAGCACGACAGCCGCAGCAAACGGGCCCTTGCCGCTCTTCTGAGGCATGATGACCTGCGCGCGCCGGTAGACAAAGGCGGTGCTCCGCTGGCCAACTGACGCATCGTCACGGACCGTGTACATGTTCGACGCGACCTTGAGTTGCCAAGGCAGCATTTCGAAGGGTTCGCCTTGGCGGAATCCGTCGGGGATCACAGCGTGTGCTTCGATCCATGCCAGCGTCACAATCAGTGGCGAGCCATCAGCCATTGCTTACCGCCCGTAGGCGATCGTTCAGCGAGGTCACAGCGCGCGACGGCCCAGACTGCTCGCCCTTGTCGTCTTCCGCGTCAGTCGCTGCGACTGTCCACCTGTTGCGCTGCATTCCGCTGACCGAGAGGCCCAGGGACTCGGCGAATTGCTTGACCTGCGACCAAATGATTGCGCTGGCGCGTGGGCTCTCGGCGACAGCGATCAGGCGGACGTACGAAGCGACCTCGAAGTCCTGATGCAGTTGCTCCCAGGCAACGGCCTGCGGGTACTCCCAGAGCCGTTCCCAGAGTTCCATCTCGCGCGGGCTCGGCGACTTCAGCGGGAATGCGGGCATGGGTCCGTCGCGACCTTCGGCCGGCAGAGTGAGCCAACCGTCAGCGCTGGCAGCAGCCTTGTGGCTACGCTGGTCACTAGTCGGCGCTGGGCCGGAACGTATGCGGGCGCCACCCTTTGGCATCGCTGGTCACCTCCTGCCGGCGGACATGGCAAAGCGCCCTGAGCCGGCGAGGCCCAGAGCTGTTTGCAGTGCGAAGTGGTTAGGTAACGGAACGGTTACGAATCGAGTCTTTGAACCGGGCGGACCTGACAGCGCCCTCCCCCGCGTTCAGGGACCCCACCCCACCAGGGGTTATCCCCCAGGGGGTGTATGCAGTGGCAATCGCTTTGCAAACACTGCAAAGCCTCAGCTAGCGTGGTGACCAAGCACCTTGTGCCAGGTCCAATACAGCCACCAGAACAGCGCTCGACTGTGCTTGCTGATCACGTAGCCAGCGATGAACGATCCTGCGTACGCCAGCGCGTCAACCCCGATCATTCCATCCCCCTGGTTGCGCACGCGCAGTAGCACGCGAGTGACACGCCTTGGTCATGCTGCGCAGGTTGGCCCAGTCGTAGCCTCGCGGGCCCAGCGGACCGAGCCCGTCTATGTGGTCGACCTCCGTCGCTGCGGGCCTCAGCGGGGCGGGAATGGCCTCGCAGTCAGCGCATTCACACAGCGGATGCTCGCGCAGGTACGAAGCTCTGACAGCCTGCCAGCGGGCTCCGTAGCCTCTCCGAGCGGCTGAGGGTCGCCGAGCACGCGCCAGGGCCGCACAGGCGCCACAGCGGCCTCCCTGCGTGATCTCAGGGCATCCGGGCGTGGTGCAGACACTGCGTGCCCTAGCCATTGTCGACCGCGAGTTGATCAGCGGCCGAACGGAAGAGCCGTTCTAGCTCGACGCTGTCGGTGTACGGCCAGCGGAATACACCTGTGGCGACCTCAACAGGCTCAGAATCGCCGACTTTCACCAGGATTTTCACTGGAATGTCATACGGCTTGGCCACAGCGAGTCACCCCGGAAAAGTGTCAGGTGGTGGTGCCGGCGTTTACACCCAGCCGCCAGTCAGGAAGTGTGCCGTGAGCCATGCCATGCCGGCCAGCAGGCTGAAGCGCCGGAAGCGAACCCAGCCAGATGGCATTGGGTCACGCTGAGCTACGCCGAACCAGCGCCAAACGTGCTCACTGAGCGTGTCACCCTGTTGCTTGCGCATCAGCGCCCTGCCTTCTACCAGCGCAAATGCGCCCAGCCATGCGCCCCATGCCACTGTGTAACCGTCCATGAGGCTTCGCCCTCTCTGTGCAAACGGCAGGATTCGAACCTGCGCACACGGTCTATGCTCGCTGCTCTGCCACTGAGCTACGCCCGAAGGCGACTGGAGTCGAACCAGCGCACACGATGCCGGGGACCGCTGCTCTTCCACTGAGCTACGTTCACGGAAGTTCCAGCGCGCCAGTCCGCTGACCCTAGTGAGGGGAATCAGCGCGGAACACGTCGGAACCGTGCGGGTGGCAGGATTCGAACCTG